CTCTTCCATTATGCGCACCTTCCAATTTCACGCCACTGAGTTCCAGTGTACACAAACGATATAGAGCTACCAGAAACCGCTGCAAAGTTAGCCGAAGCGCTCAACCTCATACTAGCCCCGTTCAAAACGGTCAGAGAGCCCCCAAACAAGAGAGTAACTTTACGTCCAGGATAACCGCCATTCATTGTACCGAATCCAGTTGTTCCGGTAACAAGAATAGTTTCTCCAACACTGTTTGGAAGGTTCAATGGATCAGCAGAAGCAATGGGAAACAAAGTCCAGTTAGCCATACCATCTGCTACAGCCGCACCTGCGGCGGGGGAGAGAAAATTGCAATCGAACAGTTGTAAACCAGTAGTGGCTACAGTGACATTCACCGGCTTGGTAACATAATCCCTGATCTTAGTTCCATGGAAATGGTGAGTCCCAGAAACATCTACTTGAATGCCATAGTTACAAGCCCTCAATAGTCCACCAAACCAAGCTAAACCTTGTGTATTTAAAGCATATACACCAATAGAACAGGCTACCGCGTCACTATGGGCAACTTCCACATGCCCAGAAGTTGCATTGAAGTTGTAGCCTTGTGCCTTACCTGCCGCATAACAAGAAATAAGCTTGTTGTCCACAGCAGAGCCCTCAATCAAGAAACCAACACTGTTTGCATGAACTGGTACGCCCGCACTCACGGGACCATCTGCTGAACATCCAATAACTTCTGCTGCGTTAGTATTGTGTAGGAGAATACCCCGGAAATAACCATAGCTAAAACAGTTGGTGATTTTGGGCCAATCCACCGTGTCGTGGAAGTGAAAGGCAACACCACCACGAGTCAGGATGAGTTGTGTGGCGTCACTAGCCGTCCATGAATAGTTGGCAGTGGTGAAAGGCCAGAAATGACACTGGTCTAGGTAAACCACATCCAGAGCACCACTAACATCAATACCGTCAGTACAATCACCGTGGACATTGTAAAAACTAACCTTACCCCGGTTAGCACAAGAAATAGCTTTAGCAAAGCCCAGGATTAGGGTATTCTCTACGCGGGCGCTATCACCTGCAATAGTTACTGCTGTACCAGCAAATAGAGGGACACCAGCCTGAGCAGTAGCTAAATCAGCGAAAGGTAAATCAAGACCACTGCGAATCAAGATACAGTTGGATAGAGAAGAAGCACTACCTAGAGTAATGGTGGCACTAGATGCCACTTTAAGAACACTGCCAAGAGAGTCATAATCACCACCAACACCACCATCTTGTATTTGACCTGGAGAGATGAGCTGTCCTTGTAGATGGACGTTATCTGGTACCGTTAGGTTAGTCAGGATGGAGTAGTTGAGTCGAAAGGACACCACGCCACCACCTAGTGCTGCAACTGCTGTACCGGCTGCTAGGAAGGCCGCAGAGGCATCTCCAGAAACTGGGGCACCAAAGTCAGCCACATCCACGGTTTGTCGCATCTTAGCTTGGGCTGTCTGTGCAACAGCACCAGTACCGGTTTGAAGAAAACCTACCAGTGAAGCACCAGAAGGGGCTGCAACGTCTGTGTAGACAAAATCATTAACATCATTGAGCCAGTCGGCCTGGACAACTGTCCCGTTCACATAAGTCGTATCAGCCATTATGGCCCTTTCAATTCGAGTAGTTGTTCATAGAAGAGTGGTGTGTATCCCGCCTTCATACATCCGGCTGATCCCAAACCAGCATAAGCACTTTCTCCCCATAAATAACAAGCAACAATTTCTAGGTCAGTGGGCTCAGGTCTAGTCCAAGGCACTGACGTGGTTTTGGTGTGATGTTTTAGCAAGCTCTGCGGATGACGTGTCTCAAAGTCTTTAGAACAAACCATGAGGCCACGCCAGTCTCCCTTAAGCTCAACATTCTTGAACTCAAAGCCACATACATCACAGACGGCGTTCCATTGACCAGAAACATATTTAGACATAATGTCCTTTCATATACCAAACACCTGTACCCAAATAGAACGGTCAGTTTGAACACAGGCAGACCCAAACTCTTTGGCAAAAGGGTTCATAATGTTTTCACAGTGCCCAGGAGAAGCTAACAACGATTGCATGGCATGAGATAGGTTAGCATCCCCTGTTAAGATGTTTTCGCCCACAGGGCGGCCATAGTCTCTAGCACGATCGGTTACCGTGGAACCATCTGAGCCGGTATGCGAAGTCTCCCCCGTTTTTGCAAGGTCTCCCGCGTGGCGCTGAGCTGCTTGCGTGAGCACGGCAGACAAGGCCAGCGGGGGAGTCTCTGAATAGCTGGTGCTTCCGCACTGACGCGGCTGCGAGCGGGCGTCGTTGACCTCGCGCAGCACCGTTTCAGCGTCAGCACACTGGGCAGGGTCGCCGCCACCGCAGGCGGTCAGTAAGAGGGCTAGAGCGATCGAGCGCATCAGACCATCACAGCCGTTATGGCCGCTTTGAAGATTGGCTTCATTTCTAAATGCCCGGCTGCATTTGGATGCGTCCCATCATAGTAATAGACAAGATCAGTGGGAGCGCTGTCTGCCCCTACCGTGAAACTTCCACCCACATCCGCAAGAGCATCATATAAAAGAGAGTCAGCTCGTATCATGGTGTTAATGACGGCCCTCGCCACGTTATACCCAACAAAATCTTTTGGGAGCAGGGTTGTGGCGATCACCTTGTACCCCGCTGCACGAACCTCGGCCCATGCGGCCTTTATTTCGTTGTAGTAGGCTGTTGGATCAGCAACAACCGCCGCAGCGTCATTGGTTCCAAACAGGCCAGACCAGATGACATTACGCCCATTCATTGCGGCCTGTTGATAAATTCGAGAGTTTGCTGCAAAACGTGCCCGAGCTTGCGCGAGGTTTGTTCCTGCAACCGCGAAGTTCCTGCCATTCAGGTTGGGCGTGAATTCACCAGCCGTTGTGACGAGCGTGAAGTATCCTGGCCCGTTCGGAGAAGACGCAGTGTTTGCGGTGATCGAATCACCTTCAGCAATCCAGAAATTAGAGAACGTGCCCATGCTTGCGCCGTTACCTGTCACGGTCGTGCGTGCGGCACCAACTGCTGAATAAATCTCGTCGTCTGTCAGAGAGCGATCCCACATCGCCAAAAGGCCGTAGCCACCAATGAACCTGACGCCATCGTCACTCGGCAATTGAGTCGCCGAATAACTGGTCATCCTCATGGTTTTTGTCGTGAACCCAGCGAAAGCGGCGGCATCTGCGTTGCATTCAATCTCATGAAAGAATGTGGCCCTTGCCCCGTTTGCGGCACGAACAGCAACAATCTGAACCCCCGCCCCAAGCGGTTTGATTTTTGCAAATCCCCCGGCGTTGCTTATCGGGTTGGTATTTATCTGATTCGCAGATGAACTCACAACTGTGCTGGTTAGCATACCAGCCGTAACATTGGAGTTCCCATACTCCACACTTCGGTCAGTTACAGCGATGGCGCCATTGTTTGCCGCCCCTGTGTAATCCACTGCTGCAAGCATCGTGAACGATCCAAAAGTCTTCCCGACAAGGAATTCTTCCAGCGCGATAGTTATGCTACTTGCAGGACTTGGGATTAACCCACCAGAAACAGTTAGCGACCCCGGCCATGCTGGTGACCGCTTTGCGTGACCGCCGAATGTCTCAGCCGTGAATGGGGGTATATTAGTTCCGTCACCCTGGTACAGCTGAATTTCTGCAATCTCGTAATCACGAGCGCCTGCGCCGTTCGGAACAATCGTGAAGTTGTTGTAACTGCTGGAGAGTCCAGTAGCCGTGAACACATAAACAAGATCGGACCACGTGCCCTCTGTCACAGTCGCAGCAGTCAATGCCGAAGTATTACCATAGTTCAAAAGCTGATCGCCAGCGCCAGCGGTTGCGCGAAGACGGATACGGCACGCGTATTGGCCGCCAGGGGGGAGGCTGTTTTGCCATAGGTAATAGTTCGATGCCGCCGTTGCCTGAACCCTTGTCGATGCACCGGAAGTCGTCGGGCCTGCTCCATAGTTGCGCGTTTGCGTGATGCCAGTCGTGTTCATCGACCGTATGTCACCAGCCACGTAAGTGAGCAGGTTTCCTGTCGGCGTATTTGCCGTGTTCGGGTTCTCAATCCATCGGCCTGAAGCATCAATGTTCGCCGGGTCAATGACAAAAACCGCATCAGAAAAAACGCTTGGCGCCGCACCACCACCCCGAGAAGGCTCAAATACTAGCCCAAGACCTATACCAAGAGAAAAACTCATACAAAACCTCAGTAAAGGGCTACAATGTTCGATGCAGTGGTTCCCGTGGACAAGACCCGAGAAACCTGTATAGGAAAAATACCAACCGCTACAGCGGTGAAAGTGACACTGTTTTCATCGTCGGCCATACGTACGGCGACATCGCCCGTAGTGCCAATGTAAAGTGCCCGTGTTACTGGAATATCGGTGCTATCACCTGGAGTGACGGCTGTGGCACTGTGAGCAGACACAGTGGCATTAGAAGAGCGGTAAGAACCAGACATAAAATCTCCAAAAGAAAAGGGGCCCAGTTTCCCAGACCCCTTCTAGATTACTCTACGTAAATAACATCCACGTAAAACTCACCAGCAGTGGGGTTACCCGTTGTTGCTGTTCCTGTGAACAGAAGACTAACATCCCCACCAGAGGGTGCGCTGTAGCCAGTGTGAGTACCTGTGGAGGTCAGGAAAGTCTGAGCCCCCGCCGCAGGAGTTAGAATGTCAGCAGCGTTCACAAAGGACGTTGCACTACCCGTAACACCAATAGAAAGTGTAGCAGCAGAAATGCTACCACCAGAGAGTTGAGTCTTCTTCTGGAACAGAAAGCCCAGGATGGTACTGTTAGGCGGAAGAACCGCCTTCACAGATGCCGCCGGAGCAGTGGTTACATCTGAAAACGTCAACTTAACGGACTTGACATGAACACTCTTGTTGTTGCTAGTCGCCGTAACAGGCTGATCGTAGTTAACTGCCATGGTTATGCACCAGCGCTGCCATAGATACCACGGGGATCGGTCCAACCAAACGAGTAACGAGCAGTGGCCTTGAACTTAGCGTTCTCGGTATCAAAGTCATTATCCATCTCGAAGGCATCACCACGACGCTCAAAGTACTTCATACCATGCTTGACGTTGGTGCGGATGAACCATGCATCTGCGTCCGTCAGGTAGTGGTTAGTCGTGACTTTAGGCACAATACCCAGAGTCTTCAGTGCGTTCAGATCATTCAGATCAGTGCCCACACGACCTTCAGTACCCAGGATACGTTTGGCTTCAAACATCAGTTGGCGAGGGATGATGAGCGTTTCAGGACGCACAGCAATCAGCAAACCAGCATCGTTGGTGAAACCAGCAATATCAATACAAGCCTGCTCAAGAGCGGCTTCCGAGAGATCAGCAGCAGTTGCGATCGAGTTCGACCACGTACCACCTTTGATGTTGGGGTGCGAAGCAGAAATCAGAGCAACACCATCACCACCCAGGTAGGCACCAGAGAAGGCACGGTTGTACACGTTAGCACCAATAATTTCCTTGGTTTGACGCATCGACAGGGCGAGACCCTCAGACTTACGCTTACCAACGATGTCATATTGGTCGTCTTCCATCATCTCACGCGTGATAACAAAACCGAGCGCGAACACGGTATGCTGGTAACGCGAAATGAAACCCTGACGTTCGCTGTCATAGGAGATGGGAGCACCCTCACCCTTTTGAACAGCCAGACCAAAACCAGAAGTACCCACATCCTCTTCCCAAGCACGGCTGGACGAATGCGTCTCAAACAGTTGGGTATATTCAACAGGATATTCAGCGTATGCTTTACCGTACCAGGCATTAACGCCAGGCCAGAGGGCTTTTGCAAAAGAGCCAGTATTAATCACACTCATTTTATTCCTTCCTAGTTATCAAACGCCAGCAGTGCCGGTACCACCTTTGTACTGATGGTTATTAATAACCACGTACACGTTGGTAAAAGCATCACCGATGTTATTATCAGGGCGATAAGGGAAACCAATCACCTTGAGAGGAAGGGTTGCCGTTGCAGCCTTGGTAGACAGGTCAACTGCCATACCAGAAGCACCCGAAGCCGTGTTGCCAGCAGTAACATCCACTTCAGCATTCAAACCCACATCAACGGCTGCAAAGGTTGCACCCATCGTTTGAGTTTCATACACCAACTGAGGATCATCTGCTACGAGCAGATAACGATCAGTCGAAGCACGACGGTAAATAGGGGTATTCAGATCAGTGACCGGGGGGACGTTTTGAGTATCACCCATGCCAGAGAACAAAATACCAACCACAACACCGACAGCCGCTTCTGTAGCACCACCTGCGTGACGAGCCACCGTTTGAACACCCGTGGGACTACGGCTGTCACCAGCCAGCTTAACCACATCACCCACCATAATCACGTCGCCGTTGGCGGCGGGAGCAAAGTAGATATTGGCTTGGCCCGTATAGGGCTTGCCATCATTAAATTTAACAGGACGGAGCCCGTTAATACGCGAAACACTTGCCATTAGATTTCTCCATTTGTTTTTCTAATGGCACAGAGGATTAGTCTCGTGAGAGCTTCAAATCACCGTAATCTGTGCCACTAAGAGCTTTCTTTCGAGTGGCGTCCTCAATGGCGGCTGCTTGACCTAGCTTAGTAGCTTGATCCTCTTCATACCAATCTCGACGGATTCGCATGACCTGCGCTTTAGTTCCTTGACCAACAGAAAGTTGCTTAACAGAACCTAGCGAAGAAGCTGCATTGACGCGCTTATCACCCACCTTTACAGCATCATCTTGAACAGACTCATAGCCTGCTTCACGAAGATGCTCAATACGGTCGTCTACGTCATTAACAATTCGGTAAACATAGTTAGGGTCTTGTCCCTTAACCGTAAGGATGTTTCGTTGCCCCACAGGGGTACGCGAAACTCGGCCACTCGGCGCTTTTGCAATCAATTCTTTTTCGTTGGTCATCTTAAACCCCTTTGACTCGTTTCAATTCTTTGACATAATCAGCTTCGGTCATCACTCCTTGACGAACAAAACGGTTCATGACACTCCGCTCTTCTTGTGAGAGCTGATATGCACCAGAGGAAGTGGTAGTCTTACCACTAGACCCCTCAAGGCCACCGGGTCGCTGTTGTCGCGGATTTTGAAACTTGTTGGGAAACTCTTTGCGAACCTCAGTCTCAACCTTCTTGAGAACATCTGATGGGGATAGCCCCGTTGCCGACAGTTCAGCACCAAGGGCGTCAGCAAACGCTCGCATGGGAGAACTCGACGTATACCAAGCATTACGATCTGTCCAAGCAACAAACTCTGGATGACTCTCACCACTCTGGGTAGGTATATCCACCTCGTTCTGTGCCCGCTTAAGCTCACCACGCACCAGATCAATTCGGTCGTCGGCAGCAATGACAGCATCTGCATCCCCATTCTCAAGGGCATCTTTCTTCTGTGCTCGAAGGGTGTCAAGGGCACGTTGATACTCAACCACGCGTACATCTGCATGATGTCGGCTCAGTTCAGTGAGTGCTCGTTTGACATCCTTAAGCTCCCGACCCTGTTGGTCGATTTTCTTGAACAACTCTCCTCGACGGAGGAATTCTCCGGCGTCCACCCATT